TTTATGTTAAAATTATAGTTGTATAAAAAGTTATAGTCAAATAGTGTCGCCAAAAAAAGTTTAAGGTCGGATTTCCCGACCTTTAAACTTATGAATTATATCTGTTCAATAAAATATCGTCTTCGTCCTCCATCGGTTCGTTGAATGTTTTTTCAATCTCGGATGGGCTAAAGTTTTCTACATCGTCTTTTGTTAAAACATACTCGTTTTTACCGGTCATTTCCATTTCACCTTCTTTGTCCTTAAAGAAGTCCGCTAAATTTTGTTTGAATGGTCCAGAATCAAGAGATCTTAGTTCTAATTTTTCTTGAGCTGTTTTAGGTCTATATTTTTCAATCTTAGTTTCTAAACTATCTAATTTAGATACCAAACTATCCATTTCGGATAATTTGTCTTCCATAGTTTTAATCTGTTTGAATAGGTTTTCAAAGTACTCCTCTTGTTTGTCTGCCATTGTTTTTTGTGTGTCAACCAAGTCAGTAATATCTAACTCTTCAGTCTCACCTTCACCTTCTTCATCAACCACTTCTACATCAGGGTCATTAGCAACGTCAACTGGTGTTGCTTCCGCTTCAGGTGCTGCTGGTGGTGTTGGTGCTGCCGGATCTACAGGAGCTGCAGGATCAACAGGAGCTGCAGGATCAACAGGTGGAACTGCACCAGCTGCAGGGTCCAGCGCCGGATCAGCAGGTACATCTTGTTCCATAATGTAATTGTTAATAGAATTATATCTTGATATTTCTTTTAATATTTTTTCGTCTAAAGCCATCTTAACCGTTTAATAATGTTTTTATACCTTTATTGGTTTCTACTTGTATTTTCTTAAATGTTTTCATTGTGTTGTCAACTCTCTCAATTAGACCATCTTTCATTCTAACTGTGTAACAATCACCAGTGTCAAGGTCACAAACTTGTTTTGTACCGTCACCCATATCTTTTTCAGAAACTCTTGTGTTTCTACCTAAGTAGTTATCTAATATTAATTTTGTGTTCATAATTGTTTTTATTATAAATATCAATTAATTGTGAAAGTTTGTACCGATTTATAACTATCATTAGCTTTAGTAAATTCTTGTTCAATTAATTTAATTTCATTTGTCTCAACCAAACTCGTATAAACATTTGTTGGTTGATTAATTGGATAATTTAATACGTATTGTTTTGCATATGCCGATATGAACCCCATACCTGATTGAATGTCCGATCCGATATTCGCCGGAATATTCCTTACTCTATTAAATGCAAACTCAATGAAACTTCGGAAAGATTTAAATTTAGCTACAGGTAAATTAGTTTCATTACCTCTTTTTACACAGTAGAACTTAGTATCTATGTAATTACTAAATGATGGTCCATAAAATTCTTTCAAGTTGATCGTTGAGTAGTTATTTTCGTATCCATTAATTCTAGATGTGTTCCCTGTATCAACATATATAAATGTATATAAAATACTCGCATATTGTTGGAATGTAACTCCTGAAGTCGGTCCTACATTTAGACTTTTTAATACATCTACAATAGTATTAAACAATTCTTTTGTTGTCTGACTTGTTTCAATAGGATTATCAATAGGGGTAAATTGGAAATACTTTGGATTAATATTTGTTTGACAATCTTGATTCTTAGTTAATGTTTCTTGTGATTGGATGTTTGCCAAAACATTATTTCTTTGGAATTGTATATTATCTGATCCTTCTCTTAATTTCTGTTCTCTTTCTTGGATTTCACTTTGTATACTTGATAATATCTTTACGTTTAAGGTTTGAACAAAGTTATCTATTCGTGGTAAACTGTAAAATGGTTGTCTTGTTCCTTCAAAATGAGTTTCAAATCCATTCTCACTAACACTATGACTTACCTTTGTAATCATGTAAGGTCCTGAGAACATAGGTATGTTTCTAATATTAAAGTACATCATAGGTTGTATTAAAGCATCTCCCATCATGTCAACAGAACAACTGTAACTTCTATTTTTATATAAGTTATAAAGTGAAACCGATTGTGTTGTTGATCTTCTGTTTTTACCTAAGTTAGCCATTTGATTTAACATTTCAAGTGACTCAGATGTTGGTTTACCAGGATCTTGCGCAACGCTGAAAGATTTAAAAATCTGTTGGTTTTGTCTTGTCATGTCAACATTAAATCCAACAACTTTATTAGATTTAGCCCAATCTTGTTTATCTATTTGATTTTCAATTAAAGGATTGTCACTAGCTCTTCTTAAATCAAAAGCATCATCTCTATATCTATAATCAATATTATCTTTCATGTCCAAGTGTTCACTTGGTTTACTAGCATAATAACAAAGGAACTTTGGTGAACTATTTCTATAATCAACGTTTAGGAAAGTACCAAATAGTGTATTACCAAAATCTAAACTACCGTCAGGTCTTGGTGTTGGGTTTTTCTGAGCGTCCTGTACATTATAAAAATTAACGTAAGCCGGTAACATAAAGTGTTGGAAGTTGTTCTGTACCAATATAGTTGTTACCATATCAAGAAGTGTATTCTTGTATTGAGCTCCATCTATAAGATCCATTATTTGGAAAATATCCACCAATACTTTATCCCCTACATTCCGACTCGCTCTATCAACTAACATTACATCTTCAAACAATGTTTTACTTTCAAAATCAAATCCAGCAATCCAACTGTCATTCAACGCTTTGAATGTTTCCCATAATTCAGTTCGTGTCTGTTCTGTGAAACCTGCCTCTAAAGGTGCTCTGTTAGCCGAATCATCTCCAGTAACAAAAACATTTGGTAATTGTTTTCTTACTGCCGGTAACATTACGTTTAAGACGTTATTAATATAATTGTCAGATTCAATTATGTAATTATCCATCAACCCATAAAAACTATTAACATTTAAATTTGGGTTTGATAATTTTTGAGTGGCATATATTTTGATAAGTGGTGCGAAATCTTTTACATTTTTCTCATTAAAAAGAACATTAAGATCAACAAAAAAGTCAGTAATGTATGACCCATTATCTGTGTACGCTAACTTAGGAATACTTGATTTACCAACATAATATTCTAAAGCTTCCCAAGTTTTTGGGTTTTGTTGTTTTGATTGTGCCAAAGTCACTCCCCCACCTTGTGTTGGTAAAGATCCCGGAAAATATGATCCGTAAATAATCGGGTCTTCAATAAACCTTGTTGAGAATGTGTAGAATAATCTTTTGTCAAACTCCGATGGATTACCGTATTTAAACACAACGTCATAATTCATGAAAGATGTTAGAATGTTTTGGAATGTTTCATTTTGACTAGTAATTAAACTTGACAATTTTGTTTCAGGTGATGTACCTGTTGGTGCATTAACTTTAAATAATTGTCTTGCCAGTGCTTGGAAATTTTTAAAAACCTTTTCATCCTCTGAAATATCGGAAAGTTTTCTATTGGATCCTTCACCAAACTCTACTTCCGTTGTTGGGGTCGGTAATGTGTCCACATAATCATATATTGACCTACTAAAATTTAGGAATTCAGACTCAAAATAGTCCAAAGTTTTAGTATTAAACGTTGTAAATAATTCTTGGAAGTCGGTATAATCTTTCTTATCTCCACTAATAATAAAATTTTGTTGATCCTTCTGTTCGTTCAATATTTTTTTAAGATATGTTTCGGGGTTATTTTTGACAACCTTTGAGTTATCAAACCACCCGTATTGTGGCACGTTCCAAAATAGTCTGACTGATCCATTGAACATTGCGTTGTTAGCAGACAACTCTACTTTCATTTCACCATTTTTAAAGGCTTCGTCTTTAGCTTGATTTATGTTAGTACCAAATGATGGCATAACAAAGCAAAAGTTAGGTTCGGTTGATGAAGATACTACAACAGACCAAGGCGAAACTCTCATTGTTCTTGCCGGACTTGACGGGTCAAAACCTGGTGTTTCATAAATTGTTGAGTTAGTGGTATTCATCATAATTAATCTACCACTGTCTATATTGTTTTGAATTGATATTGATGGAATACCTTGAATATAACTATTTTGAACTACAAATGCGGATAATGTTGATGGAGTTTGTCCTGTACCTATAGAATATAGACCAACTCCGCCAGTTGTTCCTGAAATTTGATTTCCAATTGTGACATTACCATTCAGTAATGGTCCATTAATAATGGATCCGTTTACTAAAACATTAGCATCAATACTATTAATTTGTAATGGTGAGTTTAATACCACAAAATTTGAGGAGAATTGACCCACATTATTAACTTTATATAAACCATTTGAGTTAGTGGTACCACTGATTTGATTTCCTAATGTTAGTGGATAGGGATATGAAGATCCTGACAGTATTGATCCATTTGTTAATGAACTTAAACTTACATTTGATATTTGAGCAAATGAGCCGATAGTGAAATTAAACGATGCTGTATTAGAACTAAATCCAGGTGTTATATTATAACCCCCAACACCTCCTGTGGTTCCTGAAACTTGACCTGTAACTAATAAATTAATATTCAATGGTTGAATTGTAATAGTAGTACCTACTTGGATTAAGTTATTCGTTATTGAATTTATCGTTATTGTTGATGAATTTGGAGAACAAGTTCCGGTAACTTGGAATATTGTTGAGTTACCACTTATGTTTTGTATTACACAATTACCTCCTACTTGTGACGATCCACTAAATAACTTTAACCCTTGCAAGAAAACATTAAAATCGTCTACTAACTGAGGATAAAACCCTGTGTTAATATCGGTGAATGGTTGAGGTCCAGTCGTTGTTGTATCCAATACTAAATTTCTTGGTGTTCCGTCAATTACTAAATTATAATTTTTAGTCGCTGCCGAGTTTGCAGGATCCCAACTTTCAAGATAATTGAAGTTTTTCCAAACACTATCTAAATAATCAACACCAGTTTCTTTGAATGTTTTGTATCTATTCCAAATTGATCCGTATTTCAATATCCAAGCATAAGGTAATTTGTGTACCGCACCAAACTTCTTCATCGTAGATAAGATGTAACTGAGGTCTGTCGTAGACTCACCATTTTTGGTAACATACTTTTCTCTTAATGTTGCTAATGGTAAACTATTTAAGAACAAATATGCCGCGGATTTATATGGGTAAGGATCGTTTTGTTTGTATCTAAAATTAAACACTCCTTGTTGTACCGCATTTATAAAGTATGGGGTATTCAACATTGAGGTTGTTTGTTTATCAGTCAAATAATTTGTATATCCTACATATTTTAAATTACCTTCAGTAATTAACTGATTTTTATAGGATCTAGTATTGTAAAAAGTTTTTAAATTTGTCGTATCTGGTGTTACTGATAAATTTTGGAAGTTAAAGTACGTGTAAGGTCTTTTAGTAAGTGAGTTATCGTCACTCTCAAAATTTGTTATTGTTTTGTGGGTGTCATTATACTCCAAAACATCTTTAGTATCAAACGCCTCATTTGCGTTATTTAAACTTTTACCATTTGCCAAATTATTTCTATCCCAATTAAGATCGGTAATCGGGTAAACATCAGTAAAGTCAAATTTATTACTACTAGATGATGCCGTTAAATATTTTTCTAAATTAGTCAGGTTTCTTGGATTTGACAAAGAAACATTAGGTTGTGATTTAGTTGAGATTAGTATACCAGAATTATAAATAACATTTGGGTTTTCAACATCGTTTCTAATATACGGAGTAACAAAAGTTCCTCTTGCAAATGTTTGCCAACTTTCGCCTTGTCCTTGATTTGAGATGTGTCTTAAAAATGGTAAATAATTAGTACTATCTAATAGATATTCTTTTATTTTTTTAGTTAGGAATGGATTATCAACACCTAAACTCTTAATCACATTTACAGCTTCGTCGTCAGCTTCCGCCTCGTATATTGATAAATCATAACCTGAAAATCGGTTTAATCTACTATAATAAGAGTTCAACATTAACCTTTCATAAATCTCAAAGAAATATTTTGACTCTTCTTTGTTTTGGAATACCTCATTTGTGATCGGGAACTCAATTGCATTTAATGATGCTCTTGATGGTTGGTTATCTAACTCATTAAATTCCGCCCCTTTTTTGTCGTCTGTCTTTTGACGTTCAGTATACCCTTTAATAAATTGTTCAACAAACTCTACTTCAGGCCAAATTTCAGGACTATAAGCTCTGTAAGATGTTGCAACGTTTTGTGCACCAGGATATATTATTTCAAATTTTTCTTTACCATCGTCACCAACAGTTTCTTGAATTACTTGAGGCCAAGGGTATATTGGCTCATTATTCTGAGTTGACGTTTTAAGGTCTACACTTGGTGCTGTAGTTTGATTACCAAAAATCGCGGCTCTTCTATATTCATTCTCCCTTTGATCCCACGCCTTTTTATGTACCTCATCTAACAATCTTAAAAATGCTTCTCCTTGGCAATAAAATACCGCTAAAATATTTCTAACTGATGGTATAAATCCCAAACCTCCATTACCGGTTGAATTAAACTTTTCAGCTAAACTAGCGGTAATCTGTTGTTCAATTTGAGTTCTAAATTTAGATGCCTGTTTTGCCATTCCATCAGTGGCATCCATAAACGAATTAACACCTTCAAAATAATAAAAAACACCATCATTGGCTATATATTCACTTTGTTGTTTAATAACAAAATTTTGATATTCGGTATCAAATTTAGTTAACCCACTTTGTGGTGTTCCAGCGGGTGACGGAACGCCTTTTGTAGTATTTTCTCGTGCTTGGAACGTTTTCGTCAGGTCAACTTGGTCAGGTTTTATTTTAACTCTTATTGTTATTACATTTTGATTTAACTCAGAAATTTTTGTTGTAATATCAAAAGGAATTTGAGTTTGTTCTGTCTTAGTTCCGATTGTATAACTACCACCAACACCAAAAACTTTATTCTCGTTTAATTTAGTATTAAAATCTTGTATTATACCATCTAACTCAGTTAAAGCGGTTTCTCTTTTTTCAGGTGATAACTCTTTCTTAAAAGTATAAACTTTTTGACCACTTTTCAGAATGATTGGATTTTTAATATCCATATATGTATTATACCAAGACGTTGTAAATAAGAATACTTTTTGTTGATAGGCTAATAAAAGATTCGTGTATTCAGTCATAGTTGTAAGAACACCCATATTTTCTTTAGTGAATTGTTCTAACACCTTATCAATAAATTCTTGTAATCTATATTTTAACTGATTAAGAGTTATTTCAGGAAAATTATCAGGTATTAAACCTTTTGATTTATAATTAGAATAAATTTCTTTCATTTTTTGATACCCTCTACTTACAACGGTTGGTGCAGTTGCTGTAGATGCGTTTGAAGTTGTTCCTTGTTCAACAACAACAGGAGTTTGAGTTACTGTGTTGTTATACATGTGAGGAACCGCCATCAAAGCTCCAAAATTTACATACGATAATAACGTATATTTGTACCCATAAAACTTCAAGTTGATAATGAAGTTATGTGAAGCGGGATCAAACTTAGATGTGAAGGATTGTAACATTATTGGGAACTTAACCGCTTTCCCATAATATCCTTTTAATGTTAACGTAAATTGTGGGTATGGTAGTTGGAAGAATGCCGCGTATGGTGAATTGTTACCACCTTCAAATAAAGCTCTACCTTTTACATCCTCAAGTTCAACAGTGATTACCGGTAAGAAATCCAAACCAATTGATACGTTAACACTTCTCATACCTAAAAACCCGTTATCAACAGCTCCTGGTGTTCCGTTAGAGTTGAGATTTTGGGTAATATAAAAATCGTCAGATTTATTTGGGTTTTTGACTGCAGTTAAATTAACTTGATTAACTCCTTTACCTTGAACACTGTCTTTACCGGTGATTTCATCTGTCCACGCGGTATCCATAAATGTTTTGTTACCAGGGTTTAGGAAATTAATTTTACCAACAGAGATTGTTCTCTGTTGATCGTTCATTGCGGAACCTACTGCCAATTTTGTTCTTGGCAATACATTACACTCAAGATTTGCGTAGTATACTAAATCTTCTTGTTTGACTAATCTTTCTGTAATGTTACCTTCTTGGTCTATTAACTTGTTTGGATCAATAAGGGTAATGTTGTCATAATCAAACTCAACTAATATATTTTCCCCGTTATCTGCCATAGTAGAAGAAGTAATTATCTAATGAATTTTTATAATCTTGTAATGAAGCTACTAACGGAAATGGAATTGTCAATACAGCACCATCAGGTATTGAGAATTCATCACCCGAATATTGCGGATTTCCCTGTAATATCAACCAACCAAAATAAGGTGTTCCATAAAATTGTTGGGAAACTTTATCTAATCTAGATTGGGCAACTTTGTAAATGTAGTTCTTATCAGATGTTTTATTGGGTAATATAACACCAGGTACAACGGTCTGTTGTCCGTTGATCAGAAAATCTGTATATCTATTCCAATATTGTAATGCCATATTAGTTGAATGTTACTTTCCCGTTGAAGGTGTCTTTTTTATTATTCAAGTTATTATTTGAATATAGGTCTTGGATTTTTAAATTTTTAAGTTGGACGTCTTGCGTCACATCAGTCGTATAATTACAAATCTTAACTGTATTGTCCGGTAATGTGAATGTTGTGACCTCTTTATAAATCGGATTATCTTTTACTTCCGTAAATAATCCACTGAAACTTGTGTTAATTTTTGTAGTATCCGCACCATATCCTTCACATACTTTTTTAATCTCACTTACCAAGGCAGGATTTGATTTTATCTCATCACCACTTGTCAATTCATTAATAGTAGATGTTAATAAATCTGATTTTGTAAACAACGGTGACATTGCAATATAAAATCTATTATAAGCACACTCAACAAACAATGGTGTATTTTTCAAATTAAAAGTACAACCATTACCATTTTCTATCGTGGAAGAATTAGGTTTGAAATTTTCAGTTAATATTTGTGATCCTGTCAATAAGTCTTCAAATTTCTTTATCGCTTCAGGTACTTTAACTGTAAAAACATTAGATATAGATCCCTCTGTTGTTGCCGGCGCAAAAAATGTATCACCACTTAAATCGTAAAGTTGTGGTGTATTATTATTATTTAATTCACCATCTAATTTATTTGAGACAACATCTAATTGTCTGAAAATATTATTTAATTCAGTAGTGTTTTGAATAAGGTTTGTTGTATCACCATTTAACACATCTAATATTGCACCTTGTCTTTGATCAACAAGAAGGTTTAATTTATCTTTTAATTCCCTTTTTTGCTTATTAGTTACGTTAGGATAATTTTCAAAAACTTTATAAGTAATTGGGTCTTTATTGTCGTCAACATCTTTTTTAACCTTCTTAATTAAATTTTCAACAAAATCTTGATAATTGTTATTTTTACCAAATAGTGTGGTTTCTTTTTTATCTTGATTATAAATTGAAACCTCCCCTTTTGTATAAGATCTATCTCTTAGATATAATTGTAATATACCATAGTTATAGTCGTTATTAATCTTTTCTAATGTATCGTAGTATGTTGTAAAATAACCTCTTAAACCATCTTGTAATGACGTTAATAGAGGTGCGTAGTCCATATCGGTTGCATTTGCAATAACTCCAACAGTACTTCCACCTTTTTTAGGTTGTACGTTGTTCACTAATGCTTGATCTTGTGTTGTTGCAGGTGGTAAACCTCCTGTTATTTTTTCAACAACATATTGATCTAACTTACTTGTATCTTCAGTAGGTGTTGCTCTTTCATCGTATATTTCAGTATTTGCATAATAATTGAATGAGAGTGCGTTTTGTAATTCTTGTACAGGTTCTTTAATACCCATACCACCGATTATGTTGAATGCTAAACTTATTTTTGCAATCATCGGTTGAACTCCGATACCTTCAGGGTTCATGTCCAATAATAATGGTTCATAACTAATACCCAAACTTGTTGGTACAATTTTAGTGTGATAGAAGTCACCAACCCTTAATACTAATATAGGTGGAGCACCAAATGACGTATTTAACGCATCATTATATTTTGGTCTACCATCAGGACCGATAACAGGTATTGTTTGACCCGGTCTCATGCATTGTTGTAAGAATGTCAATCTAGCGTTCAAACCTTCAGGTGTCATTGAGTGGAAAGCCGGACTAAAATATTTGATCTTATCTTTTATTGTTTCATAAATCATAGGATCGGTTTCCTTAATAACCTGAAAATAATCACATTCTGTGAATAAGTTTCTTAAAATCTTTTTGGATATACCTTCTTTTATTTTTTGTTCTATAGTAATTTTTGGTTCAGGTTTAACACTTTGGGTTGTCCCTGTAAGAATGTTTTGTGGATTTGGTGTTTTGTCACCATCCGTCTCTGGTATAGTATTAGGTTGATCTTCAGGTTTTTCAGGCGGTTTCGTTGCAACTATTTTTTGGATAGATACTCGTCTACAAGCCATTGCAGGAATACTATACCATTGTGCTTCGTTTGGTGAGTTTTGATCAGGGATTGGTTGTCCTTGAGCATTCAATGCTACGATATCGTTAGTACAATTCACTTGTGCCGCCAAAATACTACCAGCTGTTGATGTGTTAACTGACGCATCATTAGGATCTGCAGTTGCATCTGCCTCTTTTTGTGTCTTAGGTATTACTAATTGTTCACCAGCGCCTTTAAAGTTCATAACGAACTTGTTTCCATATTGTGATATTGTTTTACCATCAGGTAATTTATATGCCAACATCCACTTTTTAACCGAGTCGTTTCTTCTTTCTGATAGTTTTTGATTATATGAAACTTTTGCCGGTGCGGATGCCGATCCCACCATATCAATAGTAACTGAACCACCTTTGGTTAAGATATCACCAATTTCCTTCATTAATTCATTCTGGATATAATTAAAGTTTCCTGTGATTACATCGGTAAAGAACTGAGGTATCCCTCCTTTTTGGAATACGTCTCCCCCTGACGATACGGTTGCAGGTGCTTCGCTTTGATAAGTCGTATTTTGTAATCCAATATATTCATTATAGTACACATTGTATGGTGATGCAGCAACGGTACCAGGATTTCCTTTTGGTATATCATTTTCAAAATAGAATCCATAACCAACAAATTTACTTAAATCAACTTCAACAGGTGTTGTATTTTCTGCAGTTTGTGTTCCAGTACCTGTTGTTCCAGGATTTGTATCTGCACCTGTTGATTTGTTTGGTTGATCACTACTTTGTTCTTGTGGAATACTCTGAAATACTTGTATCTGTTCTTCAGTTGTTAATCTTGGGTTATTCAATATCTGTTGGTATGTGAATAAATCTTTTGTTGGTATTGTATTAAATTTAATTCCTAATTCATACAAATCATATTTCGTACAACCCGCAAAGAAAGAATCAACAACACTTTGTATTCTTTCTTTTGCAACACCTTTCATTTGTTTTTCAATTATTGTGTTTAACATGGATGGGTTATCAACAATAATTGTCCAACTTAATGAACCTGATCTACTAGTGTTTTTATAAGTATAAATCGGTTCAGGTCTTCCCATAAAGAAAGTTGAGTTAAAATCCGGTTTTGAGTCATCTGAGAATTTTAAGTCATAAGGTGGGAACCACATAATTCTACCACCGTTAGGTCCTTTTTCACAAACAGGTAAATCGTCATAAGTGTAACCCGGTCTGTCCGAAGTTCTCCATGCCAAGTTTTCAATTGAGAACATATATTTTTTAACCTTACCATCAACAATATTTGTTGATCCAGGATTTCTCAAAGGGGCAATATTCAAATTGTATGTGTTATCCAAAATTGAATAATCCACTCGTCTACCTGATGTTGTAATACCGTCCGATTTTTGTAGATCGGCAAAAGTATAGTAAGGCGTATCTTTTTGGAAAACTCTACAATATTCAAGCCCTGCTTGAGTTCCATCCGCTTGATTAACATATGATAGAACCATAGAACCTTTAGTCATTTCCTTATATCCGTCGTTGAATACTTTTGATACTTGATTAATCGCATTACCAACGTGTTTTAACCTTGCCTGACCTTGTACTTGATCTGCAGAATCCACTAATCTTTGGGTCTCATATAAAATAGATCCCGGTCTGAATGGTATATCTACCGATTGGTATCTTAAATAGTCGGCAGATATTTGATTAAAATCATCATCTAAACTACCCGAACCTCCACCTTTAGTTGCTCTAAATCCAGCATTACCTTTGTATTTCGGTGAAGTCCAAACTAATTGTCCTGACGTACCACCACCATCACTATAAGATCTACCTTTTAAACCAAAATTAATAGACTCTTCATTACCCTCATATAAAATACCAAGAGCATCAGGACCGTAAACAATACTTTGTTGTTGGACACCAAATTGGTTAACAGGTAATTGGTTTGGTGGTCCGTCAATTTGTGCGGGTTCTGCATTTTCACTACCAACATAATATCCTGAAGATTGAGCCTTGTCTTGATTAAACAGTCTGTTTACTGCAGCCGAAGCTCCCGCAATTAAACCACCAATAATACCACGATTATAAGCCGGTCTATATAAGTTGTAATCTAACGATGAAAATAAAGCAGATCTCTGTCCATTACCTGTATTAGCAATAAAAATCTCAGATGGATTTCTATATTTGTTTAATACAGGTGCTAATAACCCACCAGTCAAACTATTTGCAATACCGAGAGCGCCTTCAGTTTGTGGTCCATTTATTGGGTTATCATCATCAAAGTAATCGCCAGGAATAAATGAAACAGGAAAATACGTACCTGTTAATCTATTTGCTAAAGATACAGTCGCTAAAACAGGGTTTTCAGGGACAGTAATTTTCCAATTTCTAATAAAAAATGGTTGTTGTCCCGTTGCCAATAAACTTGCTGAAAAAGGATCACTTATTGTATCAAGGTTGATTACCCCAATTGTTGCTTGTTCCAATTCTTGAGCAATTCTTTCGTCAAACGCAAATTTTAATTGTGCGGCACCAATTTTAGCCAAGAAACTATCCGAAGATAGTGGTCCGTTTGATCCTATTGGATCATCCTGAAATACTATGTTGAATGTAGGGTAAGATGAATAACTGTAGTATCCAGGGTCCCAATATGGTTGGTATATATTACCTGCGTTTTGTATGTCAGTAATAATAACTAAATCTTTGTAACCACCACTAGGTCCCCACTTATTTGTTACATAAGCAGATTCAATAAAAAATTCGTTTACAACATCTAAAACAGTATCAATTGGTTGGTATGGTCCTTGGTTGGTTCCCTCAGGATTATTTGTGGAAGCAACTGAATTGATTCCAATTGGTTGACTAAAACCTCCCTCAGGTCCATATTCGTTTAATGGATATAAATCTTGAGCAAATAAATTTGTTGATACTAAATTATTTGGGGAATCTACCACATTATTAACTGAAAGCACTGTTTCATAATCAACAGGGTTGCCAGGTGAGGTGTAGGTTCCAGGAACATTATAAGGTGTTAAATTTTTAACTAATAATTGTTTCCTAAAAGCCGCAGAATTACCAAACGATAAAAAACTTTCAGACATATTGTTTTATTTTATAAATAGAGGTTTGGTAGATTTTTTATCACTATTGTTTGTTTTTAGAACCTGTGGTTGCGCTTGGTTGATTTCCACCTGCAAGTTGACCATTTATAGCGCTTGAGAATTCAGGTTTTGCAAAAGATTCTTTAACAACAGTTTCAATTTGTGTTGCGTTCATATTTCTTGTATTCTCATCACCAGTTATATTTACATTGACATTTATTTCAGATTTGGTTTCAACTTTTTGTGGTTGCATGTATGTCTCTTTCAATCTGTTTGACACATCTGTCATTGTTGCACTTATTATTTCTTGAGCACCTTCCCTTATTGATTTCTCGGTATCAATAAATGCTTGGAAGAAATCTTTTTGAGCTTGTTTTTGTTTTTCTTCATTTCCGGCAATTCCAGCAACAACGTAATCTTCAACAGGCTGTGCCATTGCGTCATAACGATTTCTAACACCTCCTGTGGTTACGCTTTGTGCCAAATTTTCAGAAGCATCTTGTTGGACACCCATAAATGTGGTATATAACTTTTCAAGTGGTTCAGAAGTTGCCTTCCCATATTCAATGGTTTTTGTAAAACCTCTAGTGTTTGCCGCAATTTGTTCAGAAACACTAAGTTGTCTTCTAGCAATTTCTTCTATAGTTAGGCCACTTTCTTCTTGACTCTTTTTCAAGCTTTCAAGATCAGTTGCAGTAAGTTGATCAACTTGTTTTAATTCAACTTTTCCGGTTTGTTCATTTTTAACATTAATAACTGCTTTACCATCTTTCATTTGAGCCATACCCGCAATCATCTCTTTGGTTTCTTGATCCGCAGCTAAAGAAGGAAATTGGATTTGTTTCATTTTCATGTCAAAATCCGCAGCTTTGATTGACATTGATGCCAGTTCTTCCGCAGGTATGCCCATTTCTTTTGCAATTTCTCTCAATCTTCTTTTAGATCCCGGCATAATTTCAAACTTACCGTTAGCCTCGTTGAATTTAGTAAACTCTTTGGTAACATTAAGAATCTCTTTTTGTAGTCCTTCAGGGTCATTCGCTGCTAAATCCATAGCTCTCAGTGGATCTAATAGTCCACTTGCAGTAACACCCAATCTTTGTAGTCCTGCAGCCATTTCAATAGCACCTTCAGGATCATATATTTTATCAGCAAAGTCAAAGACTTGTTTCATACTGATACCCATACGTTCTGAAGTTGCGGCCATTTTTGCAAGACCTTTGATTCCATTATCAAAGTTATATAGGTTCATCTTGTCAAGATTCCCGACTACATTGGCAGAAACACTTTTAACTGAAACACCAACACTACGAGCATAATCAGTTACCTCCTTCATTTGATCACCAACATCGTAAATTGAAACTCCAACCTCTCTAAAACTTGATGCAAGTTCCTTAACACCTACCCCTGAAAGTTCAGAAGCTGCGGATATTTCTGTAATCGCTTCGGTACCCAAACTAGCCGCAGTACCTAAACCAGACATCAAATCCTGAATATTCTGCAATGCATCTTTTTCTGATATACCCATTTTTATTAGTTCTGGTGTGGTATCAGCAATTGTTTGTTTGAATTCTTCTAATCTAGCTTTATTCGTACCAAAAGTTTTTTGTATTATAGTAGCACTTTCATCAAGTTCTTGGAATGGTCTTAAATCAAAGGGACTAAGTGCTTTTGTCAAGTCACCGACTCCATTTTTAATTGAATTTGAGAACGCTTTCATGTCAAGGGTCCACTCCCCTATACCAGAACCTACCCTCCGACTGGCAGCATCATAACTTTCAGAAAAACTTTGAGTTTGTCTCTTCGCAGCTTCAGAATTTTTATAATATTTCTCAAGTTCCTCGTTTCTTTTCCTAAGATCTTCAATTTCTCCCATTTAAATTTGTGGTGTTTTTCAATAAATATTTAATTATTGGTTTTAGATTCTTCTATGTGTTTTTGAACTAAATACTTACGGACATATGTTGGCATCTTCATGAACTCAGAATACTGAGTTCTGAACAATCGGGAAAAATAATAAAATTCGTCTAAGAGAGTTGTCTTATATTGATAAGAAAGGCCGAAAAAATTCAACCCCAAAAGTGATATCAACAACCACTTTTTCTCCTGACGGGGCTATAACTTCTTTTGATAAATCCAACCTTGGTTCGTTTTGGGAAATAAATTTTCTAATGAATTTTGAATCAGCGATAGGCATTTGTTCAATCCACATACTAATTCTATTTTTATCGTCATCACCATCTAGTTCAACAATGTGTTTGAGTAATTTTGTGGTAACTACAGGTGCAGTTCTTTCTGAAGGATATGATTTGATAATTCTGTCAATCTCAATTCTATCTGCTACATTCAATAATTTAAGGGTGACATTCTTTTTAGAAACAGGTAATGTTGTTTGGAAGTAACCCTCTTCATTTGGTTCAAATTCGGTTTTTTTATAGTTCAATTCATCTAATTGAATTGTTACACGAAACTTTTGTTCTGTTTGTGGGTCAATAGCAGTTACCGTATATTCAGGTCCAAAAGATGTGTTACGTAAAAATAATAAGATTGCTTCAATATCACCGTCCAATAGTTCTTCAGGTCTGATATCTCTCTCATAAATTTTATTTCTTAACAAAGGTAAAATGATACCCTCATTCACATTTTTCCTAAAATCAACTTCAGCTAAAATATTTTCATCTGCAGCAGTTAAATAACCAACCTTAATTGATTTCTTTTTTGATTTGTAAAACTTACCTTGTGTTGGTAATTGAATTACGTCGTGTGGTAAATTAAAATCTGCTTGTCCTGCAGCGTACGCATCTTGTTCCATAAACTTCTTTTTATAAGTAAAAATAAAAAAGACCTACCACTAGTAAAGTGAATAGGTCTTTATTTAATATGTTTTTTTTTACTATTAGTATACTAATATACAACGGTCCATTCTCATGTTCGCGGATATTTTAGCAATACCGTCACTTGAATAAGATAATGATCCACCATCGTATCCAGTTAAGAATGTTCCTTCTAAAATCCATTTCTCCACAACAACTCCTGTTGGATCCAACATTTCAAGGTCAACGTTCTTTTTGTAACCCGCAGCATAACCCATACGTCCTGTTACTGATTCAGCACATAAACGGATCCATTCCATAACAGCTTGTGACGCTGAAGGACCAATCGGGTCACGGAAAGTTACAGGAAGTTCTTGCCAAGTAAAACGACCAGCAACATATGTTGACGTATTTAAGA